GCATCATCTAAAACATGTTCCTGCCAAGGCAGTAATGGAACACCTAACTCATTAGCCAGTTGGCTTACTAGTGGCCCTGCGCTGGGCAGTTTTAGCTGGGGGCTTTGGATTCTTGGTTTTGACAAGCCGTAGGAAGTCTCCGACATAGGCTGTTCCATCATGTTCCTCTTGTTTACTGGCAGTACGAGTCTCCACCGTTAAGTGGAGTTGTTGCAACACTGTTAAGAACTTACCAGATAGGGCTGTTATGTCTTTAAGATCAGCGCCCATGTCAAAGGCCGTATCTAGAGCCGTGGCCATGCGCCGGGCGAGATGGACGGCAGCTGCATCAGTGGCAGAGATGAAATTTGAGGCTGCCAAAGCCGATTCCAAGTATAGGTAAATACTCATTGGTTTAACCTCTAGCACATCTGTTTTCTTTTGGGTCATGACTTAGGCCTTTCGGTTGTTGGTGGGTCAAATCTGGTCATTAGGGGAGAGATTCCGGCAAGGGAGTCTGTGGGTGGCACTGCCTTAGAAAAAACGCCCTTGGGGCTGTGTGAGGCGCTGGGGCGCACTGTGTTGAACGCTATGGTCTTGGCCATGTGACAGGGCTTGCACAAAGGTTGCAGGTTATCAATGGTGTTAGTGCCACCTCGGGCTACTTCAATAATGTGATCTACCTCGGTTGCCCGGTCTCCGCAATACATGCATGTCTTACCCCATACTTGAAAGCAGGCCTTACGTAAGTTACGCCATTGTGTGTCTGTGCCTCTGGCATGTGCCTTACTCATGCGACCAATACATCAATAGGGCCAACGCAACTAGGGCTGTACTTGATAGCCGCACCCACAGCTTCTCTAATGCGCCATTGTGGGTCATCAGTATGGCGTGTTGTATGTAGTGATCCCATAGCGAATGGAAAGCCTGAACCAGTGGCGATCATGTTGTATTCACCTACTGACCAATCAACAGTGCTTATCTCAAATAGTCTGCCCTGTATGCCTACAAGTAAGTCAGCACCATTTTCATCACTATTGATGTCTATCTTGTATTCATCAGCTGCTCTTTGTAATGCGCCACAGAATGACATACGCATCCACTGCTCTAAGTTATGTGTGTTTACATCTGGGTATGTAGCAAAGGTTGTTAGTTGCCCTGTACCCAGTGAGCCACTGTATCCAATGATGTAAGGCCCTACCTTGCGGATCTTAGGCCTTGCTAATGGACTGATGAAATTACTATCTGACATAGCCCGATCAGCCCCTAAATAGACTTTTCCGCCATGTGTTAGCCCTGCAAGTATTGTCATTAATTTTGCCTTATGTGTTTTGCCCCTGTTAGATCAATGTAGGCATTCTCTCTGACTATTTTGCCACCATTGATTGTCTCTTGTGTTTCAGTTAGTGCTGTCCTAAAGTCACAAGTCCATTCACCATGGGCGTTAGATAGTTGTTTGGTGATTAGTAAATCATCTGGAATTAAGTATAGAAACCCTATGAATGGCACACCTAATGAATTGGCTACGTATCGCCCGGCTTCAATCTTGTCAAAGGTTATAAGCCATTCGTTATCCCACTTTTGTAGCTGCTCAAGGCTCATGTTCCGGGACTTCTGCTCGACTACGGCTACTACGTTGGTGTCATTATCTACAATGACTGCATCAACTAAGGCTGGACCATTCTTAGGCGTGTGTACGTAGGTGTATTCGGTGTAATGGTGATTCCATAACTGGACGGCTCGCAGCTCATGTTCCAGTGACTCTTGACCCTTTGGGGAATTAACGTCAAGCATGTCAGTCCTCTAGCCCTTGCATAATGTTGTAAGCGGCCATCATGCCGTTACGGTAATGCACATTGACAGATGGATGTGTATCAATAATTACGTCCATGAGTTGATCTAGCCTTTCTTTCCATGTCCTATCAATCATCCCGGCTATTTGTTTGGCATCATTGAAATCTTGTTGTAATTGCGTATGGTCTTTACTTAACATCTCTACTCCATTCACATACTTGAGTAATTCAGCTTGTCTGACTTGTACCCATTTATCTTGTCTAGATGTCATGTAATTAAGTTTAAGAGTGATTCACACCCAGAACTGGTAAGTGAGCAGGAATGGCTCTTAGCGAGCCATCCACACCCGTCACCGTATAAGTTTCGCTTGTAAAGGGAGTTATCCACTATAGATAACCCAACTGCGCCATTTGCCTGTTACCAATTTGTTATGTAATAAGGCAGTTCGGTTTTATTACTAGTAATCAGGCTCGCATTTCTGCATTGTGCATGATTATCAGGCATGCCAAGACACGCCCTCTGACGGCGGTTTAGCAGCTGATAAGGCAGCCAGCAGTTTAAGTCTTGCCTAGACATTTTGTCGGTCTTGCTATTACAATGTGAGAACTAGCCAGTAGTCCGGACGAGGGATCAAGAACCACTCCAACTACTGGCTAGTTTCTTTATTAAATCTTTGGCTCTAATTTCTGCTGATAAGTATTTACAACTCCACAGCATTTAGTCATCCATGTCCGAGTGTCTGTGTATGGGTCTACACCAATGTCCTCTGGATGTAAGGTCTCGCTGCAAATTTCGCAAGATTCAGCAAAGTAAGGCAGTGCCTCGTAAGCCCCGTAAAGCTTCTTAAGTATCGAAATAAACATTGCATCTTTGTTATCCATCATTAGCCCTATCTCTAATGTCTTGTGTTTCACTTGCCATGCACTTGTAAGCCTGTGTAAGTAGGTCTGCACAATGCTCACAATCCATGCTTCTAAGATTCCTTGTAAGCCTTAATAAAGTCATTAAGGTTGTATGAAATTCCAGTTGCCAGCGACTCATTCCATGTAGTCCAATGCAATGAAGGTGTCACACGGCCATTCCTCTGCACAGACAATGCAGTCTTTTAGGTAACGGCAGTTGTCACAGTTCTCATCCAGCGTGTTACAGACTAAGCACAATGTCTGCTTGTGTTCATGCCTTTTATGTATTGCCCGGGCTTGTTCAATTGCAGCTTGTAATTCAAATAGGTCAGTGCATACGCAATGGCAAAACTTGCTGTGATCAGGATGGCTCATTGCTTGCTTTCCTTTCCACAGAATTGGCATGGGTAGCCAATGTAAGACCAGCCACCGCAGCTGCATCTAATAACGTCTGCATCTGTCATGACCTATCAAACTTGGGATCGCACTGTGGCTCATCCTGACAGAAGTAACCAGCGTAGGGCTTGCCTGTCTTTTTGCTAATGCCACTCTTTCTAACCATTGCGCCATGAAGGCACATAGGCACTAATGTCTCATCCTCATCAGTTCCTATGCCCTCATCCATGGCTGGTATAGATAACCATGGGTCGGCTTCCATGGTGTCGCTGGGTGGCTGTTGCACCACCTCTCTTGGCTTTGCAGGCCCGGGCGCTTGTCGCTCTCGGCTACCCATAATTTCCTCTTTCGAGCTAAGGCCTTTGGATGTGCCAATGTTCAGGCTGGCACATGCGCGACCCCAGCAGGCTGTCTCTAAGTTCTGCAGCTCTGATCCATTGGTGTACGGACTCTTGCCGACAATGAGTTCGGATGCTGTGCCAATGCCCGGCAGTGGATCCTCGGGTGTTCTGTAGGCTCTGGCAACTCCCCACATCTTTAATGGATCCCCGTCCATGACTCCCATGAACTCGAACTGAATTGATCCCTCTGGGTACTTTTCATAAAACATGGCAACGCGCTCTGCCACGGTTACGTAGTTACTGATGTCAAATGCCATTAGAGTCTCCAGCCGTCTTTCCACATTTGTTCCTCAATGGTTGGGCCATGCATCGCACGAAATTTAGCCCTTAATTTCAACCTATGTTGTGCCTCAATGTAAATACCTGTGAATACACCTAAGCCAAACAACACTGCACAATACATAAAAATTATGATCGTCATGCTGACACCTGACTTAACCACTGAAAGGCTGTACCTTCAGCTGCATCAAATGACTCAAGGTCATTAGCAATGTAGTTATCTGTGATGGGAACAAATACGTCCCAATTCTCATTGACGTTTTGCTCAATGATTACAATGTCGTGCGTATCTGATGCCACAAAAATAGTGTCATAGATTTTGTATGTGTTTAACATGCCCTGATTTCCTATTCTTAGTTGTAAGCCTTGGCGCTTACATAAATAGTTTTAGCACGTCAGGCAGGACTCGCACAAGCACTTTGAAAAAATAGGCGTGTTGTGGCTTGTATCTATGTGATTTTGAACCACAACATGTAGTGCATCAACCTTATTTATCAAGTCTGGTAAGGATTTACCGCCATTGGCATAAGGCTGGATGGCATAAGTCATGGTGTCTATGTAGGCCTTAATTGGCTTAACTACGGCCCATTTAATGAATAAGCCCACAAGGGTAACAATGGCAATAAGAGCAGCTGCTATCTGCCCGGCAACAAGTATGGCGGTCATGAGATTGCCAACTTTATTTCTCTAGTAGTAATCACGGCCTTGCCATTGACCTTAACCATGAATGAAACTGGCTGGCCTTTAGTTGATTGGAATAGCCAGACATCTTTTACAAAGGTCGTTGCGCCTTTTTTAAGGCTTACAGTCTGGTAGCCAGTTGAGTCTCTAATACCTTGTGGATCGCGTGTCCAACGGATTGTCAGTTCAGTAGCCCCACCGATTTTAGGTGTCTTGATGTTTAGGTAAGCCGCGAATAATGCCCCGGCAACCGAGTCAGCGTTAGGAATAACAGTTAATAGGCCGTCTACTTCTAAGGCAGTCCACACGTCAGCTTTAAGTGTCTGTGTAGGTATCTTTGATGAGGCATCAGATTTACGGCTAATGTATTGGCTCATGCATCTATCCACTTCTGGGGGTTTTTATGTTTGGTTGGATTCCAAGTACGGCTTGCAAGAATTTGAAAATGTAAGTGTGGCGCAGTGCTACGACCTGTATTGCCACTAAGCCCAATGTAATCGCCCTTAGCAATGCGCTGGCCGACCTGTACACCAACCTTGGATAGGTGACAGTAGCCAGCCCACAGGCCTGCAGAGCCGTCTGGAAAGCGATTGTTATCAACTATGACATGTAGGCCAAAGGCAAAGCCCCAGCCTTTTTTGTAGATGTGTTTACCAGCGTGTACGACTGTGCCACCCACAGCTGCGTAGACAGATGTGCCTACTGATGCGCGGTAATCAATGCCTTTGTGAAGTGTGCCATTGCGGTATTTAGCCCCGTAAGGAAATGTGACAATGCCTAATCTAATCGGCTTCATCTAGGTTGGCCCTGCCATAGTTGTCATACTCTGGATTAAGCCAGTTAATGATGATTGGTAATGCTGATACAAGGCCAATAGTTAGTGCCGGGTGAATGCCTAAAGTGTCTGCATTTACAAGCAACCAGCCAAGCACACCTGCGCCAAATACCTTTACAAATGAGGCAATTGGGCTATGTGCAAACCATGTTAGGAATGACATTATTAACCTGTTGGTGATGCAGCTGCTTCATCAGCTTCGTATTGAGCGTATTCCTCATCGGTCATTTCACGGATTAAATCATCAATCTGTATTAAAGGTTTTGTAGTGGTTTTTGCTTTAGCAGTTGCCATTAGCTCGCTCCATATCCATAAACATAAATCACTCCACCTGTAAAGGTTTGTGATGCCTGTGCGGTTAGATTAAAACTTGTTCCACTAGTCGCGTTGCCATTTATTCCGCCACCAATAAAAATCTGGGTTGGTTGGTAACTACGATTTTGTATAACTGTTTGTGCAGCCTTAAAAGGCTGATAAACGTCTAAATCTATTTGTCCCTGTGCCGTTGAAGTGTAATTTATAGTTGTAAAGTTAGTAATTCCTGTAACAGCCGAAACAACTCCACTTGTACTGATAACAATAGCATTTGTGTTGTAGTTAACTGTATCTGCGCCAGTTCTCAAATAAACAGCTGCACCGCCGCCAGAATTAACATAACCTGCATAAATAATTTTGTAGTTGTCGTAGGTTGCACTAAAAGCATCTGTCACAGTAATAGACGAAACACCAGTACCAACGGTTTGTTTCTTAATTAAACGCATTCCAGCGTAAGCACCGCCCAATGCGGTAAACAATGTAGAGTCAACAGAGCTGCCAAGCGTGCGAATTGCGCTTGCACCATCCTTGACATACGCGGTGTTATCTGGTGTTGTCCACGAGTAATTAGTGGTTGTTGCCATTATAAATCATCCCATTCTTGTGTACTTGGAGTATACCCTGCCCAAGTTGTGGTTGGTGGTATTTGATCCCAGATAATACTCAAATAAGTTTCAGAGTATGCCGAGCAAGTTAGGGCAAGTTCGGCGGTGTATCTGGTCAAGTTCCATGTGTAGCCCTCGACAAAGCCGTCAAAGGTAGTTCCAAAGACTGCTGGGAGTGCGCTGGTGTTAACTCTTAACCCGTTGTAAACGGCTGCTAGGGCATCCCGAGTGGCATCTGTAACGGTAGGTGAGTGTAAAGGTATTGTGAGTGTTTCTGGGTACATTCTTGGGTATGCACGAGATTCTAAAAAGTCATTGGCTTGGGTCAAAGCATCAGCTGCATTATGCAGTTGAGTAGTTCGAGTGCCTGACAACTGGCCGTACTGAATGATTGAGTTCTCGTCTCGGGCAACCTCTGTACCTGCCCGGTATGTCACGTTTACATCATTAACAATTTCGCCCCATTGAGCTGCAGTGCGCAAGCCTTGGGCAAGAATGTCGTCAGCTGTTAATGTCAGTGGACTAGCGCTGGCTCGGCTGGCGTAATCGTCATAGTGCAGATCTCCATCGCCACCCTCCCAAAGCACACCGCGCCCAGAGTTGGCTGCATTGATGGCAAGAGTATAGGCATCATCCTCACCAGATGAGTAGGCCATAAGTTCGTATTGTCCCGGCACATCAACATTGGCAGTTAGGTTATTAACTAAGGCAACATTGGTTGCATCGTAACTAGCCCATGTTGTTTCAGTTGGCAGATCGTTCCAAGTAATAGTTGGGCCAACATCTGACCATGACTGCAAAAAGGCTTCACTAAGGATGTTTAAGATTCTTGTGCCGTCAAACTCTTTAGCGTATCCAGCAGCACCGACCAAATGGCGATTAAGCTGCGACAATGGCCCAACAGCAGTAATTGAATAAACGGCGATTGAGCCATCTGATCCATACGCCTGCAGGCTTATATCAATGTCAGAAATGATGCCAGCAAAGATTTCCTGTGTGCCTGATGTTCCCTTATCAATAGAGATTGATACTGACTGGCTTAAGGCAACTGCCAAAGGCGTGTCGGCATCTGTCCAAAGGCTAATGGATGCAAAACCGGGCTGTGGTTGGCTAGTTACATCATTACGGCCAGATCGGATTGAGATACTTGAGATTGTCTGGTCAGCGTAGGTTGTAGCTCCTGCAAAGGTCACAGTCGGGTACGGGTCGTAGGTGGTCACAATGTCGCGCCAACTAAATTGATTGCACCAGTACGGCGTGATGAGTCTTGCAGTAGGCGCTCAATGCTACGGCGAGCAGATTCACCATCAATAACACCATTCATGATTATGGTCACGCCTTGGCCAGCGCCATTGTCCGGGCGAATTGAACCCGAGCCACTTGGTACAAAAGTCTCTGGGCCAAACTCACCAACCCTGAAAGGTTTACCAGCCATTACTGACCCACCAGCTGCTCGACCACCTGCCAAGCGCATGTAATCGCCTAAGCGACTGAATGGATTCATAAAGTCTTTAAGCGCATCAGGTACTTTGTCGTAGAATTTTTGATAATTTCTGTATGCGCCAGTCACACTGTCTATTGCGCCAGCAAAAGTTTCCATGGCAGCTGCCAACTTTTCCAAAGTTGACACACCTGTGGCGGCATCTGGGCTAGAAATTTCGTCAAATAATCTTTGGAATGAATCAGCAACTGCTCGCAAAGAATAGCCAAGGCTAAATTCGCCAGATCCATCAAATTCACCAGCGAGTTCTCTAGCGCGGTTGCTTAAAGATTCTGGATCCTCACCTGCAAAACCTCGGGCCACTTTGTCAGTCATTTCTAGCAAAGTGCCAAGCGTATCAAGTAATGGTTTTCCGCCAGACTCTTTTAATTCACCTAAACGCTGATTAACGATGTCTAACTTGCCTTGGTAGGTATCGGCATAAGTTGAAGCTTGACCACCAAATAATCGAGTCAATTCATCTGTGATGTCTTTGAAATCACCGGACTTTAAGATGTTGTCATCTAGTGGCACACCCATGCGCTTGAGTGCGCCCTCGTTGCCGTCATAAGCCTTGGCCAAATTATCCGAAACTGTTGTCAGATCTTTGCCAGTGCCTCGGCTGATGTCCATCGCAAGGTTTTGCAAGTCTTGCGCCTCGGCCACATTGCCCGTACTTCGAGTTAACCGACCCAATGAGTCGCGCAATTCGCCATCACTGAAACCACTGGCAAACTGCATCCGTTCGATGTAATCATTGATAGATTTCAGTACGGTATCGTCAATAACTCCAGCAGTATCTTTTAGAGTTTCTTGAAACTTCTTTTGACTTACTTCGTCTTCGGCAGCTGCTTTGACCGCATCCACTGCTAATGCTGTCGCCATTGCACCAACGGCAACGGTGACCGCACCGATAGACTTGGCCATTTTCTTGCCGTTTTTTCTTAAACTAGATTCAAGTTTGTTTGTATCTGCATCAGCCGCCGCGATGCCACGACCAAAATCACTCACATCTGCAAGTAGGTTCAGTTTGAGAGTTCTTACATCAGCCATTTTGATCCCATACCTTAATGACGTGTTTGTCTACGGTTTCTTTCCAACGAGCAGTCAAAGTCGGTTGTATTTCTTTTAACTTTGCAAAAATGCCGTAGCCAATGTTTCCTCTGCCTTGTCGCTCTGACCGTTCTGGAAAGCGCCGACCACCATTAGCAAACGGCGCTGGCCCACCAAACTCTGAACCAAATAAAATCTGACCGGATACTGCACCGCCACTAAATCGACCCTTGCTGCCACCAATAGTCACATTAGGAATGCGGTCTTTATTTGCCCGGATAGTAGCTGCAACTTTTTGCGCTTGGTCTGGGTAAGGATTCATTGTGTAACTGTTTTGCAGTTCACTGGCCGACCATGCGCTAATGCTTGTGACATCATCTTTTAAGGCTAATTTGCTATTGTCATCCATTTTGCGAAAGGCCTTATACAAATTACGCAAATCACTTTGGTCAGGTTGGATTTTGACTGTTTGTTTTTCAGCCATGTCCATTCCTTTCTGTAATCAGCGTCAATGCTGTGTTGATGTCTGCGAGTGACCATTGGTACAGATCAGACAATGGAATCCCGGTAACAACTGCTATTCTGACGAGTCCGTCAGCGAGTTCTCTTTTGGGCTTTCCTCGACCACCTCGAATGAGTCAAACTCGTTTGTCACCCAAGCTTGTTGGTTTGGCATCTGGGTTTTGCCCATCGACCTTGCCGCCTTGAATAACATACAAGTAATCACATCCAATGAGCCTTGACTCATCTTTTCCGCTGCTTGACTTACTGTATAACCGAGTTCTCTTTCGATCTCGACCCACAGCCAAGCATTTTCATCACTCACTATGTAGTTATTGCCCTGTTTTGTTTTGATTTCGTATTGCATAATGGTTGCCCTGTTCTATTCGTTATGCTCTAGCGACTGTTCCATCCTCAACAACAAAGCTGAGGCTGGTGGTCAATACGTCAGTGGCCGCGCCACCAACTGTTGGAAATACTGGGAATACGTTGCCAGTAAATGTGTCACCGTTTACATCAAAGGAAAATGCCAATGATGTATCTGGTGCGGTGTTTGCTGCATCCCAAAGTGCCGAGATGATTCCAGCGGATGATGTGTCGTCAAGGTATAATTCCACGTTTAGTGTGGCCGTCTTGTCTACGGTTTTGTAAGCGCGACCGGACAGCACTTCTAGTACCTGCTGATTGTTTTCGCGCTCTAGTGTGACTGTGCTCGCTTGGTCAGCGTATGACACAGAGTTGATGCTCAAAGTCAGATTCCGACCAGTTATGTATGTTGCTGGCATGACTTGCCTTTCTAGTTGGTTGTGACCATCTCTATGTTGAGTTGGCTGATTAGCATGTCGGCGTTTCCGATTTGCTGGACTGTGGGTTGTGACCATCCACCCAAAAACGAGATGTTATTGGCTAGTAGATCAGTTACTGAAAAGATCAAAGTTTCTAAGTTGGCTAAGGCAGCGCGGTTATCAGCTGCGTTAACTATGCAGGTAATGTCAAAGCGAACATGGCAACGAGTACCACCAATAGCGCCAACTGTAATGTAAGGCGATCCCGGCACAAGCACAATGGCTGGTGGCGTTATGTTCTCATTTGGGTATGCGTAAACTACTCGCCCGGCAGCTGCAAGAGTTGCGGCGAGTGCATCACGGTAAGTCGCTAAATTACCCAAGGTAGCCTCGGGTGTCTAAGTGCTTGCCAAGTAGGCCTGACACACGTGTAAGCATTGAGCGCCCTAGGCGGTACGGTGCTGGACTTTGGAAGTCAACGCCTTGCTGTCCTAGTGTGCCAGTACGAGTGATCCAGATGTCGCATGCAACGGCTAAAGCGGCTTCGCGTACTTCTGGGGTTGTGTCATAAAATGTGGCTTGGCTGGTTAGTAATGCTCGGCCAGTAGGGATAATTTGGCGCTTAGTAATGTTGGCGTTTGTAATTGCTGACTCAAAGAATGTTACGCCGTATTCATCAACGCCAACTTTGGATACAGTACGTGAGCCATTAAAAGGTGAGCCACATCCACTTACGGTCAAAGCTTGACCGACTACGAATGTATTGTCGTAGCAGTAAAAGCGAGCAACATTGTTTGTTAGCGCAACGCCATTGATGGCTACATCATCAAAGATTAAGTAAGACAGGATTATGTTTTCGGCACTATCTGCCACTGCCTGCACGATTGCATCAGCATAGATGTCACCAATACCAAGTACGGCTTTTAACTCGCTAAGTGCGATTAGTGGCATCTTAAATCCTTATCTATGTGTAAGTGTGTGGGGGACACAGGGCCGCATCCCCCACACTTCTAACTAACGCTGACTTAGGTCAGGTTAAAGCGACGAACACCGCCAGCGGTCAAAACGCCTACGGCTAGGTAGCCGTAAAGTGCTGTTTCGATTTCGCCAGAGGTTACTACGTTTGTTGACATACGTAGGATTGGGCTTTCGTAGATTGCAACTGCGGATGGAGTAACAATAAATGCTGACTCATCGATAACAGTTGAAACTGCGTTTGGATCTACGTAAAGGTCAAGTCCAAGCACGTTTCCGCGTAGGGACTGTGGGCCTGCAACTCCACCGTTGTTCTGTGGGTTGTATGCGTTGTAGATTGGGCGACCGGTTGTGTCGGTTGCACCCATTAACAATGACCACTGGCCAGTGCCTGCAATGTAAGCGCTTGGCAATTCGCCAGTTGCTAGGTAAGCGGCTGGGGCTTGGCTAGATACGAATCCGATGATGCCATCAGAATCTGCATCCTGTGCTGTTGCCTGTGTGCCACCTGCAGTTAGAGCTGCAATTACAGCTGCGTCAGTTGCCTTGTTGTAGGCGCGTGTCATGTTGTCAACCATTGCTTGGAAGAAGTCTGGGGATGAACGCTCTAGTAGTTCTACCGAGTAGCGCTGCATTCCTGCAAACTTGTTTACATCTAGGTTGACGTATGAACTGACGATGCCAGTCTCTGATGGGCCTGCACCTTCGTTGGTGTCTGCAACCGTACCGTTAGTCGTGATCTTCGGGTGAGAAATCACCATCCCGGAGGCTGTAATTGCACGTGAACCAATTGCATCAATGGCTGGACGTGATCCGATTGAGTTGTCAATTACGGTGTTTACGTACTGAACTGGGGTGAATGCTGGGTTGGTGCTGAATGAATCATCAGCGGCCATTACATACTGGGCTGAATCATGGCTTCCCATTTTGGCCTTGATGCTGTGTTCCAAGTACGAGGCTTGGCTGTTGATTGGGCTACGAGGCTTTACGTAGGCCACTGGTGCAGCTGCTGTAACAACCGCGGACGCGGTTACTTCATCAGCCACTGGTGCGGTTGTTTCTTCCACTGTTATCTCCTGTGGGTTTTCCTCTGCAGGGGTTTCTGCTTCGGTGGTTTCTGGGGTTTCCTCGGTAGCTGCTACGTCAAGGATTTGTGCATCTTTAAATGCTGGGTTGGTTACGTGTGCAACGGCTTCTAGATTTGCTGATGCTACGACCATTACGCCTTTTTCAATTGTGTATTCATTGACTTTGGCTTCAATGCTAAATGCCGGGCGTAATCCCTCGGAGGCTTCTACAAGGGCATCATTGCCAGCGCCAGTAGGTGCGATCTTGAATGCCATGGATACACCTGCTGGTGTGATTTCCTCTGATCCTGCAATGCCTCGGCCTAATGGACGTGTGCGGTCATGTTCCATGTTTAAGACAATCTGGCTAGCATCAATGTCACCAAATGCGCCAAACTCAAAGCGAACTGGGCCAGCGGATGTATTTCCGACTTTGGCAAAAGGAACTACTAGCCCCTTGATTGTCCGGGTCTCTGTGTCGGCGGCTAATACTTGACCGTCAAAGTTAATTTGCATTTTCATTGCCTCTCGGTGCTAAGTCCATTTCCTCACGAGCCTCATCTACGTCAATGAGTCCAGCTGCAAGCATTCGCTCTAGAACTTCAATTTGCTCTAGTGGGTTTCCGCGTAGGTAATCATCTAGATCAAAACGTACTTTCTGACCACGTGGGGTCACATCTACCATTGATAGTCTTTCCTCAATGCAGGCCATGTAAGGCTTCAATGAGAAGTCAACTAGGGATCGGCGCTCTTGGCTTACATTTGAGTAAGTGGCGCTGGCAGATTCTGCGTTGATGTACCAAGCAGGGATGTTGCACATACGGGCAATTTCAGCAGCTGTGTTAAGGCGTGACTCTGTAAGTTGCATTTGCCCGGCATCATAGCCAAAGGTTGTTACATCTAAAGGCCCTGACAAGTAAGCAGTTGAGCGAGTAGCTCGGGCTTGCTTCCATTGTGCTAACAGGCTTGATACCTGTTCTGGTGGTAGGTCAACGCCAGAGTTTTTAATAACCATAGTTGGATTTGGCTCACTGGCCATTCTCTGGACGGCTTCCTCAAGTTTTAATGCTGTAGAGATAGTACGGCCACCTCGGTTAAGGATTCCCTCGTCAATGCCGCTAAACATGATTAGTGATCCAACACCAGTTGCAGGTAGTAATCCACCCTCAATGTAAAAGCCGTTGACAATTTCTTGAGTGTTTAGATCAGTTGTGAATGTAACGCGTGTTGGATCAATTCTGCGAGCCTGTGTTGGCCTGCCATCCTCGGCGCTTACTTCAAGCACCTGCCAGAATGAGCGACCATGAAATAGCAAGTCCTCAACCGTCCAAGCAATTGTTACTGCTGTTGGAAGTGCTGGGTCAGGCTGTTCAAGGATTTTGCGACCCTCAATCTTTGCGCCAGTAATTTGGTTGTAAGAATTAAGTCCAAGTGTGGCAATTGTGCCAGCAATGATGTTTCTGGCTCTGGCAACTGCTGGAACTTGCATTGCGCTTGAGCGATCAACGCGGAAAGTGTTAAAGGGCGTGAAGTATGCATCCTGATAGAAAGGGATCGCAATACCTGCACGAGCTTCAATGTCTGGTTTCTGTTCTGGAGTACCCAATAAGAAATCAATAAAACCCATACTGCATTATCTCACAAATGTGTGACATTCAAGCATCTGGTAAGCGTGTCGGAATGTGTGGGCTAGTGATAGGAGTGACTAGCCCACACATGGGGTACTGCCAAGTAGACCTTAAGCACTAATGATACTCACACTCTGTTGTGGCGCACAAGCATGACCAGCCGCCATTACTAATGCCACTGCAGCTGTGATTGGTACTTGAGCAGCTCTACGAGCAATGCGCCATCCACCATCTGAAGCTGGCCGTCTAGCACATGAGACTAAGTGACTATGTAATGTCGGTTGTCCGGGATGAATGAACTTGCCAGATTGCATTGCATTGAGTGTTTGATCGCAACTAATGGCAAAGCCTGCTGATGCCCATGGTGTTGGCTCGGTTGCTATTCCTGCCTGTGCTAAACGTGGTGCAATGTACCCTGCGGTATTTGGATCATAAGCAAATTTTCTAGGTCGGTATCTGCGAGCAAGTGTTGCTAGTTCACCTGTAAGTTCCAAGTCATTTATTCCGCCCTCACGTTGCCATTCATGTAGAAATACAGCCAAGCCCTCTGGGCGCTCTTGAATAGTAACTAGGCAGGCAATTTCTCTATTGAAGTTAAGGTCTATAGCCATCCATGTAGGTAGTTCATCCTCTAGGGCTATTTCTTGTTCGCCTGCATTCCACATGTCCATTGGCCATGGTGAATCAATGGCATCTACCCACATGCAAAGGGTCTCTGTCTTAAAGGCATCCTTTGTGTCAAAAATTGATGCATCCTTAATGTTTTCTTTTGTGATTGTGTGTCCCATTGCAGGATTAGCCATTGCCCATGCCTTTTCATCATTTACATCTGACCCGGCAGGGGCGCTGTACTCGTAGTAACCCATTCGGCTGGACTCAAAGGTCAAGGCTCTACGCCTTTGTTCATTTAAGACATTGCTATTGAGATCGCCAGCGTTAGATGTCCAAAACACTTGGGCATTAGGTCTGGCTCGGGTGATTGGGGTAACAGCTGCCCAAGTGGCCTCGTCAATTTCTCGCAGTTCATCAACATAAAGCAAGTCAGCAGTTGAGCCACGTGGGCCTTCGCTGGTTGCAGCTCTAATTGCATACTTTCGTAATCGCTCACATTTAGTTGTACAGGACTTGGGGTAATGGTGGCAGTAGACCTCAATCTCCTCTTGGCCGTTAGTCCGGGAGACTCGTTTAATACGCTTACGCATCCAGTCAAGGCTCTCTGCCATGTCTACTGTTTGCTTGAAAGTATCTAATGAAAGTTGGCGTGTCTGTGACATGGCAATAATGGATTTCTCTCCAAAGATGTACAGGCCAGCCAGCATGCGCATCCGCATCATGTGAGTCTTGCCATTCTGGCGAGCCACAAGCACACCTACTTGAGACCTTGCCCATGTGCCATCTGGATTTACTTTTAAGGCATCATCTAAAACATGTTCCTGCCAAGGCAGTAATGGAACACCTAACTCATTAGCCAGTTGGCTTACTAGTGGCCCTGCGCTGGGCAGTTTTAGCTGGGGGCTTTGGATTCTTGGTTTTGACAAGC